CGTGCAACGTGTCAATGAAACGATGCAGGCATCGCAGGCATCGCAGCAGATTGAGCCTGCCGAGCCTGCCGAGCCTGCTGAACAGCAGCCCGCACCGCAACCTCCGATCAACATCACGGTTCCAGTCACAGTGGTTGAGCGCGGGTCGGTATCCAAACAAGGACGCGCTGTCAGGCAACAGGACGGTTCCTACATGATGGAGTCGATAGAAACTCCGGTGGAATAAATGGGATTTTTCGGGAAAGCCTACTTCAAGGCAAAGTATTTTGCTGCCGAACTCCTGCATGGTGTTGAACAGGTTGTCGCCGATGTTGTTGAAAATGTTGGTGGTTGGTTAGGGAAAGAGAAGCAAGAACAGAAAGAGCAGCATCTCCCATATAAGGGTCATCCGTGGATAGACGGCCCGATTCGGCGCTACATCAAGGAAGTCGAACCTGAGATTGTCGAAGCGGTAATTGAAGTCGTTGCAAAGACTGTCGAAAAACGGACAGTACAGAACAAGGATGTTGAGACAGCACAAGCAGAACAGGCATTGCGTGAAAGGCTGCTGGCTCAACAACTGGCATGGAAAGAAATGTATGCACAACTGATCCGGCTTGAATACGAGCGCCGCGAACAGGAATACGAAGATGCACAGATCGCAATGCTACTTTTTGACCTTTGATTAACCACTCACATGAGGAGCAGTAAATGAGCGAAGAAGCCGTAGTCGACGTCCCCGTTGCACCCGTTGCCGCCGTAGTCCCTGCCACTCCAGAGACTCCAGAAACGCCGCCTGTTGTCGAAACGCCTCCTGCACCGCCAACGGCGGAAGAATTGCAGAAGAAGTTTGACCGTGACGCGGCCATGCAGCGCCGCAGGTACGAGAAAGACTTGCAGGCTGAACGGGAGCAACGCATTCGGTTGGAAGAACGCCTCGCCAAAGCAGAGCCGGCGCGTCCATCTGACCCCGATATGCCGACTATTGACAAGTTCGATAATTTCGATGAATATGTTACCGCGAAGGCGGAATACATCGCATCGCAAACTCTCTCGAAACATGAGGAGAGGCAGCAGCAAGAAAAAGCGCAGGCGGCGCAAGAAAAAGCGAAGCTAGCGTATGCAGAAAAGTTAGCAAAAGCTAACATACCGGATTTTAACGAAGTTGTTGAAGGCTCCGGGATAAGATTAAGTGATGTAATGTATGACACGATCTTGGAAAGCGAATCCGGGCCGAAGTTGCTGTATCACCTAGCCACCAATCCCGCAGACGCCGAACGGATCGCCGGAATGACGCCCATAGGGGCGGTACGCGCACTCACGCTCATTGAGGAAGGCTTTAAAAAGCCTGTAGCAGTATCAAAAGCTACGCCACCCATTACGCCGGTTGGCTCGAAAGCAACGTCGATCAAGTCCCTCTTGGACGTGAAAGACTACGACGAGTTCAGCAAGCGACGGGCGGCTCAAATCGCCAAACGGCGATAACCTCATATTAGGAGCAAGTCATGTCAAACGTCTTTGTTGTAACCGATCTGGTTGCCAAGGAATCGCTGCGTATCGCGCACGAAAAGGCCCAGTTCATCGGTACGGTGGATCGTCAATACGATTCGTCTTTCACCTACGATCCGGGTCGCGGCGCACACGGTCAAACCCTGCGCGTCAAGTCCCCGAACATGTACACCCGCCGTCAGGGTTCCCGCGTCATGGCCGTGCAAGATCAGGCCGAAGCCTCGCAGACCATCACCGTCGCAACGCAGGACGGCGTGGATATGCGCTTCAACTCGGCTGAATTGATCCAGTCCGTCGACTCGGATGGCGCGTTCGATGAACTGTCGCGCAAGTACATCCAGCCGGCGATTTCCTCGCTGGTGTCAGGCATCGAAGCCGATTTCCTGGCCTACGCGACCAAAGCCACCTACAACGTCGCCGGTACTGCCGGAACCGCGCTGACCGACCTCGTTGCTGTCGGCGGCGCTCGCGCCAAGCTGAATCAAGGTCTGGCCCCGAAGGACGGAAACCGCTTCATTCAGTGCGACTCCGTGACGATGGGCGGCATGGTCAATGGTCTGAAGGGTCTGTTCCAGGATTCCTCGCAGATCAAGGAACAGTACCGCGAAGGCATGATCGGGCGCACCGCGATGGCCGACTGGTACGAAAACGACCGTATGTGGACGTTCACCAACGGCGCGGACGTGACCTGTACGATGGCGTCTGATGCTGCGGTTGTCGATGGCGGGTCGGTAATGACGATGGCTTCCCTGTCGGCGGCTCCAGCTACCGGCGCGGTATTCACCGTCCCCGGTGTCTATGCCTGCCACCCGGAAACGAAGGCATCGTTGGGCTACCTCCAACAGTACGTTGTCACCGCTGGCACGACCACGATCCAGACCGTTTCGCCTCCGACCTACCTTTCCGGCGCTCGCCAGAATGTCTGTTCCGCTGCCGGTGCTGCCCTGACCACGGCGACCTACAACGGTACTGGTGTTGTTCCGGTGTTCGTCGGCGCGGCTTCGACCAGCTACGTTCAGAACCTCATGTACCACAAAGAGGCGTTCCAGTTCGTGACTGCCGACCTGCCGATCCTTGATGACGCGCAGAAGTGCGTTCGCGTCAATAAGGATGGTCTGTCGATTCGTTGCTGGATGGGTTCGGACATTCGCAATGACGAACTGCTGATGCGCGTGGATATTCTGTACGGAATGGCTGCACTCCGTTCGGCATGGGCTTCCCGCATCATCGGCGCGGCTAACGCCTAATCCATCTTTCTGAAAGGAAAACATCATGGCAACTTACGAAACTATCGGATACAACTCTCCCGATGGTTGCATCATCGGTTCTTCGGCCACCAAAAAAGTTGGCTTCTATGGCAAGGTTCCTGTAGTGCAGCGGCCCTATTCCTCGGCGCTTCATGCTACTTCGGGCATCTCGTCCTCGGCTGACTTTGGGGCGACTCAACTTGCTTGGGCGCAAGAGGTGCAAAACACGCTTATAGGTTTAGGCGTGTGGGCAACGGCATAGCCCAATAAAGGAGACTGACATGAGCCGCTCACTTGGAGTTGCAGACTCAAAGGCCGACATTGACGAAGGTACTGTTACAGGGCTGTCTCGCCTGTCAACAGCTACCGGATCGTCTGTCGGGTTTTACGGGAAAGTTCCCGTTGTTCAGCGTCCGTACAGTTCGGCGCTTCACGCTACCTCCGGCATTTCTTCGTCCGCTGATTTCGGCGCGACGCAGTTGGCATGGGCACAAGAAGTGCAGAATACCCTAATAGGGTTGGGCGTATGGAGTACCGCATAGCTTAATAAGTGATATACTCCTAGTACGCTTCGGCTTACTAGGAGGAATCACTGATGGAACTACAGCAGAGTGACATAAAGGAATACTTGTCCTACGATAGCGAGACAGGTCTTTTCACGTGGATCAAAAGTTATCGAAACCAACATATCGGAAAGAAAGTTGGTTCCTACGATAAAGATGGCTATTTACAGATTAAATTTAAACGAAAAGCATACCGGGCACATAGGCTTGCATGGATGTATGTGTATGGGAAATTCCCTGATAGCCAACTTGACCACATAGATGGGGTTCGGGACAACAATGCAATATCCAACTTGAGAGAAGTGACATTTTCTGAAAACTCTCAGAACCAAAGAAACTCTCATTCCGATTCAACATACGGGATGCTCGGAATAGACTACAACAAAAGCAAAAAAAGGTTTCGCGCAAGGATTATGATACAAGGCAAAAGAATCACCTTAGGCGGATTCAGTACGGCAGAGCAAGCATTTGAGGCTTATTTAGAAGCTAAACAGAAATATCACCCGGCATGCACAATATGAGCACAAGCACGATTGATACGCCCTTCAATTTTCCATCACAAGCACTCAAGGATGACGAAAAGAAGAAGGTGGTTTTTTGTATGCCAACGATCACCAAACCGTACCAAGTAACGCTTGACTCGATTGAAGCCTCTCTGCCATTGATTGAAGCCGCAGGATGGGAACATGGGGCCGTGTACCAAATCGGCTGTCCCTATATCAGCGCCGCACGATCAATGATGCTTCGCAAGGCACTGGATGCCAAAGCAACCGTTGTGGTATTCCTTGACCACGACCTGTCATGGGAACCTGAGAACCTTCTAAGGCTGATCGAAACTGAAGGCGATGTAGTAGCAGGAACCTATCGCTTCAAAGGCCCGATTGAGGAATACATGGGGGCTATATTTCCCGGCATAGACGGTACTCCGATTGTCCGTGAAGATGGGTGCATCAAGGCACACTCGATCCCTGCTGGATTCCTCAAGGTCACGCGGAAAGCGATCAACTTGTTCATCATGGAATACCCAGAACTGACCTACGGAGAGAAGTGTTCTCCGATGATAGACCTATTCAACCACGGAGTTATCGACCATACCTGGTACGGCGAGGACTACGCATTCGCTCTCAGGTGGCGCGAGAAGTGCGGAGATATTTGGTTGATCCCCGACATGAACATCAACCATCATCTTCCAAATCAAGAATTCAAAGGGAACTTCCACCAATATCTTATGAGGCAGGAAGGTGGTTCAGAATGTCCGGCTTGAGTGGAGACTTCCTGCATATCGGCTGCGGAAAAATGCAGCCGGATGAAACCAATCAATTGCCGAGTTGGGCCAGTGGGTGCAAAGAGACTCGGCTAGACATTGATCCTACGGCAAATCCTGACATCGTAGCGTCGATGGTGGAGTTGGGAGACATTGGCCCATTTGACATCACCTACTCTAGTCATACCCTTGAACACTTGTACCCGCATCAGGTGTTGGATGCCCTTGAGGAACAGTTTAGGGTTTTGAGGCCTGGAGGCGTTGCAATCGCCTTTGTCCCTGATCTTGAGGGTGTTCTGGCAACGGATGACACAATCTACACATCAGTCATGGGAGACACAATTTCCGGCCTTGACATGATCTATGGAAAAGCATCCTATGTCGCTTACAGCCTCTACATGGGGCATCACTGTGGATTCACTAGCAAGACATTGAGTGATGTATTCCGCGCTGCCGGGTTTGTTGATGTAGATACAAAGCGAATTTCAAATTCTGTACTTTGTACTGGACGTAAACCGAAGTAACCACACAAACGAAAGGAACGATCATGTACAAACCGAACTTAGGCACAATTTTTTCAGTTGCTAACCAAGCTGTCGTATCGACAACCGCTGGCCTTGCAACAACTTTCACCGGACTGGCGATTGCTAATCCTGCTGCATCTGGTGTCAATCTTGTGATGAAGCGTTTTTGCTGCACTCAAACCGCAGCGGGTGTCGCAGGCTCAATCGGCCTCATGGGTGGCGTTGGGGTAGCAGCAGGTTCCTTGACTCCAATTAACCGCAGTTTGGGTTCTGGACTTGTTTCGAGGGCAACCGCATCTGCCGGCGCTACCATTTCAACACCGACACTGGTTGAAGTCTATGGAACGCTTGGATCGGTGGCAACTACCGCTTATGGGATAACGCCAGGAATCGTTATTGAGTTAGATGACTCAATCATTATTCCTCCAGGATCGTTCCTTGCGTCTTATACGACCGCAGCTACGACGAACGCTTTGGTGTTCTCGATGATGTGGGAAGAAGTGCCGTACATGTAAAAGGAGAACGATATGTTGATGTATTCTGAACTCGGTGGGTTTGCCCACTTCCCTGTCGGCGGCGCTCCTGCTGGATGGGTCGATGGAGAGCCT